AGAGTTACTCCGAAATACTCGCAAGCCTTCAGAGCATCTCTCAAGCTCCATTCGATTTTTCCGTTAAGCCGATAACTCAATGTGCTTCGGTTCACATCCAGGTAAGCGGCGAGTCCTTCTTGAGTCTCGTTTCGTCTCCGAAGTTCTCCACGAACAAAATCGTTAAAGTGGCGGAGCATCGTTCCGATCGTGTCGCTGGACGGTCTCATAACCTACTCTTCTTCGGTTAAACCGACATTCGAGGGTAAAAAATTGATGTCCGAATACTTTACGGAGTACAATTCCTCGATTTTTGTGATCTGCGGAACATTCGGAAAACTTTTCGCGCGTTCCCAGCCACTCAATGTTTCAGGAGTTATCCCTAAACGTGTTGCCACAGTCTTTTGATCGAGCCCGGCATTGACTCTTAATGCTTTCAATGTTATTGCCATTTTGCACCTTCCTTTCTTCGTTCTACACGATATTGTGTTCGTTTAATCCGAACCCCACATTAGGTAGTATATTCGGTTAAACCGAAATTGTCAAGCACTAATAAGAAAATTTTTTCGGATGTATTGAAATTTGTTTCGTTTTAGCCGATAATACAAGGGAAGGGAGATTTTAAAAATGATAGAAAATAGAGAAGTAATGGCAAAAAATATTAAACACTACATGGAAGAAAAGGGAGTGTCCGCTGCCGACATCTGCCGAGCACTTGATTTTAAGCCAAACACTTTTTCAGATTGGATTCACGCAAAGACATATCCAAGAATTGATTACATACAGAAAATGGCTGATTATTTCGGAATCTCGATTGCCTTCTTAGTGGAAGATATTATGCCCGTGAGTCACTTTACCCAGTCTGAAGTCGAGATGATTCTGGAATATAGAAAAGCGGATCGGGAGACTCAAGCTGTCATAAAAAGGCTCTTAACTTACGCGGACGAATTAAAAGGGAAAGTGTAATAAACTATGAATATACGAAAACTACCTTCCGGAAACTATCAGATCCGACTTATGGAAGACGGAATCTCTTATCAGATAACCGTAGACCATAAACCAACCCAAACGGAAGCCTTGAAACTGATTTCAGACATAAAACCTATCTCGCACGATAAATATACCCTTGTGGGCGCGTGTGAAGCCTTCCTTAAGGCGAAAGAAAATATCTTAAGTGTTTCTACGGTTCGGGGTTATCGTGTCTTAATGGGGCAAATAGAGCCGATTTTGGCAAAAACAAAAATATCACGGATAACAAAGCCGATGATCCAGACGGAAGTTGACAGATATTCTATAAACCACTCGCCGAAGTCAACTCGGAATTATGGAGTATTCATAACAACAGTCCTGGGCTTTTACGGGAACGAGATAACGAAGATCCAATATCCGCAGAAAGTAAAACATCAAGGCTATATTCCCACTGTTCCGGAAGTGAAGAAGATTCTCAAACACTTGGAAGGGACTCCATATTATATCCCCGTTTTTCTCGGGACTCGCGGGCTTCGCTTGTCCGAAGTGTGCGGGCTCGATCTCGACTCCCTGTCTGATGATAATATGCTGACAATAGACAAAGCAAAAGTCCGAGGAGAACGCTGTTATTCCGTTAAAGGAACAAAAACAACGAGTTCAACCCGCCGACTTGCTATTCCGGACAAGATAGCCGACCTGATTCGGCAGCAAGGATATGTTTACAATGGAGCACCGCATATAATTACACGGAACCTTCAGAGAGCAGAAAAGGCTCTCGGGATAACTCCGTTCACATTTCATCAGCTCCGGCACTTCTTCGCATCATATACCCATTACAACGGCATCGTTGACAAGGACATCCAAGACGAAGGTGGCTGGGCGAATGATATAACCATGAAGAACGCGTACCGTCAAGGAATGAATCAAGAAAAGACCAGTAAGAAGATCGCCAGAATGTTAGAAAAAGACCTACTTTAATTTTTGTGCCAAATTCGTGCCAAATTCATGCCAAAATATTTTTTGAATTAAAATCAAAATGTTGATTTTACGCCACTTTTGGAAAATAAAAAAAGACCGTAATTTCAAGGGAAAATCGCTCTCAATCCCATGAAATCACGGTTTTTCTTTTAGTCGGGGTGGCGGGAATCGAACCCACTACTGTAAGTCCTATACTTTGCTATTTTACTGACTTTGTAAAATTTCGTGCCAAATTTCGTGCCAAAAATCATTTTAACGATCTCTGATAGCCAACAGTGCTCACACATATTAAGGCACCGAGTAGAGCGTTAAGCAGCATGATCGTATCTCCGATCTGGTCTCCGTAAGGGAGATTCCATACGGCACATATCCCACGAACGAACGGAGCAAGGGCCGGTAATGCAATAATTGCTATCCACTTCAATATGTCATATACTTTATCATTGAAAATTTTCATAGTCAATCTCCTTCCTTTAAGCGGGTTTGTGATTAGGTAAATGGATTAGATCATCCTTGCGGGCATCAAGTACCGCGTTCGGACCAACTAAAGCGTGATAAGCGTTGTACTGGTTTATCCAGTCATCAAGATATATCGGTTCAATGTAACCCTGCGACATGTATTCATCATACTGTTTCAGGAGCTGCGATCTCATTTGAGCCTTTTGTGCCTTCTGGAGTATTTCAATGTCTTTGATTGTTTTTGTGACCATGTGAATAACTCCGAGTACAATAGTGAAGATTGTCGGTACTCCTAACACAGCCAACCATGAAGCAATGATTCTCACTTTTTCCATTCTCCCTTACCTCGTTAATAATTTAGTCCAAGTCTGAACACCGATTATTCCGTCAACATCAAGTCTGTGTTCGGTCTGAAACGCGATAACAGCTTTCCTTGTATTCGTTCCGAAGATTCCGTCTATGCCGTCCTTCGATATACCTAAATATCTTTGAGCGATTTTGACTTCTTCTCCCCGTGAACCCAGCTTGATTACTTTAAGGAATGTCGCCACACCGACTTCTCTTCCGCTTCGGTTGTCCCACCGCGCCTTTCCGTCTCTTGTGTCTATATGGGTAAACGAGCTGTATAAGCCTATACCGCCCATTCCTATAGCTTCGGCGAACATAGCGACCTCTAACGGAGAAGTACCCTTACAAACGGTATCAGATGCTTTTCCTTTAACGTGCTGTGAATTGGTAGCACCGCCGATTTTCTTGTTATAATCGGGAGTCCTATAAGCGGAATTAATAATCGTTACACCGAACTTATCTCGGCAATCCTGAAGTCGTCTGACAAGGTTTCCGTCTATGAGAATCTCATTCGTTCCGTCATGGCAAGCGAACTCTTTAACTTGGAAATTACTTACCCGTCCGTCAATGGTAAAGAAATAGTCGCCAACCTCTCGCTTTGAGTAGGTAGCGACTCCGCTTAAGACTTCTATATATTTGTATTCTGGCATCGGCTTTACCTCTCTTTCGCATAGCTTTCGCCAATCTTCTGCCGTTCCGTAGAACTTGTTGCAATCAAGGTTATTCTCGTAACCGTCAAGCCTTCCCGAAGATGTCCATTGCCACATAACGTATGAATACCAATAACTGCATTGTGGCTCTTTGCCCGCGCGTGTCATATCGTAATTGTAGTCGATTTCGTAATCACGATACTTCGCAACCCACAATTTATATTCTGGAGCTACCTGAGACCAGTCATAAGTCTTCGTGACAGATTCTGACATATAGATAATCGGTCTGATTCCGGTAAGGGAATAAACCTCATCCAGCCACTCTTTCGCCCAGGAAACATTATTCTTTCCACTCGATTCCCAGTCGAGAAAGAGTATTCCTTCTCCGAGATACGGAGATATACAAGCGAGGAAATTAAGAACTTCTTCATGAGGAGTATTGTTCTCCGGTCGTGCGAAATGATAAAAGCCTATCAGCTTACCGAGATTCCTTGCGCTCTCTATGTGCTTAAGGAATTGCGGATCGGTATAAGTCTTTCCCTCTGTCGCCTTTACGATAACGAAATCGCAGGCAATCTTTGATAGGTCAAGGCTCTTTTGGTATACAGAAATATCGATTCCATTCATGATTATTCCTCAGAGTTGTAAGGTTCTCCCGTTATCTCTTCGTACTCTTCAGGAGTGATCCCGTTCTTTTTGCCAACAACATTATAGACTCTCTCTTTATCCCAGAGCCCGGTATCATAATATGTCTTGATTTTGTTGAAATTCTTACTGTGCATCACAAATCCTCCATAATCATAATATAGTCAATGTCAGCGGTGTTCTTCGCGAGTGCGAGCTTCATTCTTTCCTCTTCGGTTATAGGGTTCAAACAGAACTGCCATTTTCCGTCCTGTAAGCCGCCATAAACGAGAGTGCATTCTCCGAGTTCTACGACTTCTCCGTTTTCCTCATAAGAGACATCCGAAATATTATCATTAAATACTTCAGGATCTACTTCGGTATCGCTCTCAAAAGTGTTCATGTTCAAAGTCGCTACGATAACAGTTCCGTCGTCTAAAAATACCTTTGCCATTGTAAGCCTCCCTATACGCTTTTCTTATTAATTGTTCCCTTGTTACTTTCCTATAAGACTCATGCTTCAAAAATAACCGGTCAAACAGCTTATCCATTTCGTGAATTGAACGGCAGCAGGCATTGCAATCCTTCAGGATATTATTCCGCCATGATTTATAACAGTTCTGAATATCCAGTAGGGACATCTGCCTTTGTTCAAGTTTCTTTTTGTACTTCTTGAGTCGTCTGCGCTCTCTCGCGATCTTGCTTCTGGTCGGTCTCTTTATGATCCTTCCGTCCTGAACGCTATATTTTATCTGCATGAATGTAAATCCGTGCTTGAGAGTCGTTATGTGAGTCTTTCTCTCGTTGATTTCGAGTTTTATATCTCCCAGTCGATATTTTATGTCTTCCAGAATGCTCTTGAGT